GACTGAAAGAATATCAATCATTTAAACATTTAACTAAAAGGTAAAAATTATGACAGATTATAATGGTGCAGGTACTGGTTCAGTATCACGCTTAGGCCAAATTGGAGCCGCTGGCGATGCTAAAGCTTTATTCCTTAAAGTCTTTGCTGGTGAAGTTCTAACTGCTTTCAACACTAACAACATTGCCATGGGTTTACACCGTGTACGAACTATCTCTAGTGGTAAGTCTGCACAATTCCCTCTAACTGGTATTACAACCACAGCTACTTTACAAGCTGGTGATGAAATCTCTCCTACCGCTATCAAGCATAACGAGAAAATCATTGCTGTAGATGATCTACTGACTAGCTCGGCTTTCATTGCTAAAATTGATGAAGCGATGAATCACTACGATGTACGTTCAATCTACTCTACTCAAATTGGTCAAGCTCTAGCTAAGGCTGCTGATGTTTCTATCTTCAAGTCTATTGCTAACGCTGCCTTGGGTAAAGACAATCTTGGTGCTGCTTTGCCTCAAGCTGATGATACTATCACTTCTGGTGGTACTGTTGCAACTGGTGAATCTAACGCAACTATCACTGGTCAAGATGCTGCTGACTCTATCTTCACTGCTTTGCAGACATTGGATGAGAAGAACATCTCTGGTGAGCGTTATGTAGTTGTGAACCCTGCGGTTTACTACGCAATGTTCAAAGGCACTACTAACAACATGGCTGGCTTTATGTCATCTGATTTTGGTAGTGGTGGTAATGCTAACGCTGGTACTGTACCTCAAATTGGTGGTGCTAAAGTCTACATGTCTAACAACCTTCCTAGTGAAGCTGGCTACTCAGTAGGCGGTTCTGCTGCTGGTGAGCAAGACATTCAAGGCTTAGTATTCACTAAAGATGCTGCGGCTACTGTTAAGCTACTCGATTTGGGCGTTGAATCTGAATATCTAATTCAGAACCAAGGCACATTGATGGTTGCTAAGTACGCTATGGGACATGACGCTCTACGTGGCGAGTGTGCTGTACGTCTAGTAAACTCAGTTGCTTAAGATGTAACACTATTGGAGAGTACCCTTTCGGGGGTGCTTTCCTCTTTATTTTTTCATTGAGGTATTTATGACAACTCCTACAACATCACTGGCAGCAGTAAACTCGATGCTATCTACCATCGGGGAAGCTCCAGTAAACAGTTTACAATCTGGCTTAGTAGATGCCGAGACTGCTGAGACCATTCTCAATGAAGTTTCACGAAGTGTTCAAGCTCATGGCTGGAACTTTAACTCGGAACCAGATTACACCGTAGCTGCTGATACCAGCGGTCACGTTATACTTCCTACAGAATTCATACGCGCTGACTTAGCGAACTCTGAGACGAAGTATAGAAGCTCTAAAGAAGAGTATGTCCAACGTGGCAACAAGATGTACGACAAAGTTAAACATAGCTTTAACATAGGCAAGTCCCTTAAGCTTGATGTGGTCGTACTATTACAATTTGAACAATGTCCTGAAGTAGCCAGACGCTACATCACAGTGAAAGCTGCCCGTATCTTTCAAGAACGAGTGGTTGGTAGTGACACACTATCCGCTATGAACAGGAACGATGAACAAGAATCCTTATTCGCCCTTCGAGAAATGGAAGGAGACAATGGGGACTATAACATATTCGATGATTACAGCACAGCACGTGTGCTTGATCGTTCCATTGGAACAAAGGTGATAACAAATGGCTCTAGTTTCTAATAACATTCCAAACCTCATTAACGGGGTTTCACAACAACCTCCTGCTCTGCGTTTATCGAGCCAAGGGGAGACACAGGAAAACGGTTTCTCTGATGTTGTTGACGGTTTAAAGAAACGCCCACCTACTGAATTTTTAACACAACTACGTAAGATTAATCCAAATGGTGTTGCAACTTTATTTGGTAGTCATAAAATTCCGGATGTTTCCCTTAAGAGATCCTTCTTCCACACTTACAAACGTAGCGACAGCGAACAGTTTACTGTTGTACTTGATCCTGCGGGGCCAAAGATACGTGTCTATGATATAAACGGAAGACTTAGGTATGTATCAGGGCAAGCTAGTTGGGATGCGGCAGGAAATCAAATAGCAACTAACAATGATGATACAGCTTTAGCTGCTTATTTACAGAATGACTTTGGTTCAGCAGCTCTTACCAGAGATGATATATCGGCCACCTCTGTTGCTGATTATACCTTCCTCGTTAATAAGAAAAGGAAGGTAGCAAAAAGCTTAACTGCTAGTAACCCTCGACCATATGAGGGTTTGTTTTACATGAAAAAGGCTGATTATGCTAAGACCTATAGATGTGAAATAGTAGGGGTAACTTCAGGAGATTGGCGTACTTACAGCGGAAGCAGTGCAGAACATCACGCTTTTGGTGCGGATACAACTAGGATAATGGATGTTATCTCAGGTCGTAAAACTCTTGCCTACTACGGTGGTACAGGTGGTGCTGGTGACGCTGGTACTGGGGGAGCTGGTACGCCTAGTGCTTCATCTATGTCGATTACAGGTAATTTTTCAAGAGGTGGTAGCGACCACCAACCATACTTTACTGTCTCTAATTCATCTGCCGATTTTGTTTTAAAAGTTGATGACGGTGAAGGAGGTACATCTTTATTTGCACATAAGGATGCAGTAGCAAACTTTGTAACACTTCCTAAGTATTGTCAAGATGGTTTCATAATCCAAGTCAATGGTGACAATCAGAAGAAAGAAGATGACTTCTACGTTAAGTTTACAGGTAGTGAGTCAAGCGGAACATGGAAAGAGTGTGCAGCTCCTTCTCGTCCTAATGCGTCAGTGCATCATAGCTTTGATAATGCTACCATGCCTCACACCTTAAGACAGAACGTTGATGAGTCTTTCACCTTCGGGCCAGCTTTAGACTCTGATGGTAACCCTTGGCACGATAGGGTAGCTGGAGATGATGATACTAACCCTTTCCCAAGTTTTGTTGGAAGTGTTATCAATGATGTGTTCTTCCATCGTAACCGTTTAGGTTTCTTAGCAGGTGAGAACGTTATCTTTAGTGAAGCAAGTAACTACTTTAACTTCTTCCGTGTAACGGTACGAAGCTTACTAGACTCTGCACCTATTGATGTAGCCGTCAGCCAGAACGAGGTCTCTGATCTTCAAGCTGCTGTACCTACGCAAGATAATCTCATGTTATTCTCTGGACTAACACAGTTCAGTCTCTCCGCAGAACAGTTACTCACTCCTGCTGAAGTGACTATAGATCAGTCAACAAAGTATGAGTGTGACTTAACAGCTAAACCCGTGAGTGTAGGTACAAGCATCTACTTCACACATAAGGATGGTAATTTCTCAGGAGTCCGCGAACTCTACACACAGGGTGACTCGGATACCCAAGATGCTCCGTCAGTGACTTCACATGTCCCTGAGTATCTTACAGGAGGTGTACGCCAACTGATAGGATCTGCTAATGAAGATATGCTTGTCTGCTTAACAGAGAGCAATCTACATGAATGCTATGTCTATAAGTGGTACAACTCTGATAGAGACCGTGTACAAAGCTCGTGGTCTAAGTGGATCTTTGATGAAGAGATCGTTCACGTAGCTTTTAATAACACAGATATATACTTTATCTTTGCTGATGCTTCTTTCGAGAAGATGTCTTTAACGGCAGCCTCTAGTTCTCTTTTACTAGATCACCGCACGAAGATATTAGGCAGTGAGTATAGTAGTAGCTCTGGTATTTTTCCGCATTACCCAAGACAGTATGACGCTACCAAAACTGTGCTTATTGACTCTCAAGGGGCTAAATTCCTCTTAGGTAAAATCGAGGAGAAACTCGCTAATCCAACAGACTATATCTATGTAGGTGAACCTTACACGTTTAAGTACCAGTTCTCTGAACAGATATTTAAACCTCAAGATGATCCAACACGTATCGCACGTTACCAGTTAAGAAACATTAGTCTTAACTATAACGATACAGGAAGCTTTGACGTTTCAGTAGCATCAACAGGCAGGGATCCAAAGGTCACTAACTTCACTGGACGTATCTTAAGTAATTCTAGTAACCTCTTAGGTTCCCAACCAACTGTTGAAGATGGAACACTTAAGGTTGGCATACAGTCTCAAGCAAAAGAAACAGATATAACTATAACTAACAGTTCGCATCTACCCAGCACCTTTCAGAATGCTGAAGTAGAAGCTTTCGTAACTTTAAGAAATAAAAGGATATAACATGGGACACCATTACAGACCCGCAAGGTTCGAAGACTGCCGTGAGATAGCCCCTCTGATGCGTTCACAGGACGCTGATGAGGTGATGGCTAGTAGCGGCTTGAACCCTTTAAGATCCCTACAGGAGTCTTATAGAGTCTCTCAGATAATGAACTCTGTTATACATGAAGATGGGTCTGTGGTGGGCATGTTTGGTCTCAGTGTTAATACTGTCTTTGCTAGTCCTTGGTTACTCGGAACTGATAAGTTAATTGAAACACGTAAAGAGTTTATTCCTCAAGCAAAGAAGTGGGTAGAGGAGATGAACGATGAGTACCCACTTTTACTTAACTTCGTACATGAAGATAATACAGTATCGAAGAGATGGCTCAAGTCATTAGGATTTGAGTTTATAAAATTACATAAAGAATACGGAGTGGGAAGACAACCTTTCTACCAATTCGTGAGGATGAAGAAACATGTGTGATCCAGTAAC